GTCCAAGTTCTGCCACATGAGTGTCATAATTGACTTCATACTTTTTGAGTCTCTCTTCTCTTAATTCGCCAATGTATTTGACAACGAGTGGGTTTAGTTTTGGGTTGGTTAGTTCTGATCCTTCTTGTCTACAACGCTTCTCACTGTAGCCAGCTAGCTTTGCCGCCTCTGATTTTGTGAGTGGTCCATCAGGCCCACCAAATACTAATAGTTCGGCAAACCGCTTTTGCATTTCTGTTAATCTCTTTGGTAGTCCCATGTTGACATTTTAGAGTAACAATCATATATTGTCAATGATGGTAACAAGTAATAAAGATGCTGCCAAGATATGGGCAGAGATAGAGAAAGCTAGAAATGTAACACCCAAAGAGGATAGAGGTCCTAACGATTTGGAGAGAAGGATAAATGATTTGATGGCTATTAATAAAAAACATCAACAACAAAATGGTGATCTTATAAAAGATAATATATTTTACAAAAAGAAAGCAGAGCATTATCAGATTATGTCAGACCAATTAAAAAAAGAGTTAGAAGAGTTAAAGAAAAAAACAGTTGGTGTGTTAACAGAGTTTAGAAACAAAGGCGATGTGTGAACGATAAAGGTACAAACAGTTATCAAGAAAGAAACTCAAATATAAACATAGCAGAGATTAGATTTGAGAAGTGGTGTAAAGATAAGAGCATACAGTTTTGGAGAATGGGTTTTGATGAGAAGAATAACAGAGTGCCCAGATTCTGGGATGTACACCCAGTAGTCCGATCTATGCCAGATTATATTTGTGTTGGCGCTCAAGGATTAACTTATATGCATGTCAAAGGAACCAATAAGATTAAGATTAACGACCTGATGATGTATGAAAGATGGCATACAGACTTATGCCAAGATGTAGGGATGAGGATAGTGTTTTGCTTTAATGGGGAAGAACCTATATTTTTAAAATGGCATGAGTTAAAACAAAAACTTACAGGCTGTGAGATAAAAGAGTGGCCTAATGATAAGAAACAATATGTGGAGATAAATGTTCGTAAGACACCTACAACAGTATCTTGAGCAGTTCACTAATGGCACAAAAGGTAATGGCGTTAGTAATGCTACTATCTATGTTCAAGTTGGTGGACACCTTGAAGAGATTAGGAGAATAGAAGTACAAGAGAGTAATATTATTGGTAATGACTCCATAAGAGTTGTTTTAAAGACTACAAAGAACCAAAGATTACTGGCTCCTACCATACCAGAGTAACTCTGAAAAAATGCGTGGCCCAGAAGCAAAACTTTATCAAAAAGTTAAGAGGGCAAACCCTAAAATAATATGGCATCGTATAGAAAATATTGCCATACCAGGCATGCCAGATGTGTTGGGATATACAGAAAATTTCTTTTATTTTACAGTTGAGTTTAAAGTTACGAGAGGTAACAAGCTGAAGTTCTCACCACACCAAATTGCCTACCATGTAGCGCATCCACACAATAGTTTTATCTTGGCAGAGCACCTCGGTTCGGGGACCATAAAACTTTATGAAGGGTCCGTGATCCGTGAGCTTGACGCTTGCGGCTTGGAGCTTGAGCCTTTGTGCTTGGGGCTTGATGCTTGTTGCTTGAGGTTTGAAGAGCTTGGTGCTTGATGCTTGGCGCCTGGAGCTTGGGCCTTGATCCCTGTAACATCGACTGACCAATTGTCAGCCATACATCTCTTCACAATAATCGTCCAGTCCAAGGTTGTCTATGAAGGGCACCGTAACACGGTCCCCGCCCCAGTATCCTTCAACTTCTTTCGTGTTCAGGTTCACCCAGATCGTTGGGCCACCACCTGCTACCAGCAGCTCTGCACTGTAGTAGCGCTTCTCCCGGTCCACGATGTAACGAATGTCGTAGACGCCTTCCATCCAGCTGCTTGCTGTTTCTGTTCGTGGTTCGTTATCTATGTCCGGTACTTCTTTCGGGTTGGTTATGTCGTCCGCAATGTTTGCGCACATCCTGCGAAGCTGTTCTCCGCATGTCTCACTCCTCCACTTAATTATCTGTTTTACTCCACTCATTTTTTTCCTTTCTGTTTACCTGCAGCTGTACCACACGATTGTGGCAAGCTTGTGGCTTGACGCTTGCAGCTTGATGCTTGACGCTTCAACCAATACTTGGCATCCATGCGCAGCGTCTTCTGCTGTGCTAGCTGCTTAAATGTTAATGTTGTCCATTTCATAATTATTCCTTTCTGTTCTGGCCAAGAACCAATTCGAATTTGGCCCTATGGAAAGTCCTTGACCCCAGATCCGATGACACTGATCATATCTTAAGTTTCTTGACCCCAGATCCAACAGGTAATGATTTCCCCCCGCCATGGCAGTTGTTGGATCAGGGCTCAAGTTTGGCCAAGCTCTTCACACCTGGTAAGTCCGTACGGGACCGAGGCACTAATAGCTTGACCCCAGGTCCAGCGACGAGCAAGTTGCGATCTTGCGTTTTATAGCGTTGGACCAGGGCTCAAGGGCGTAAGTGCGCGGAGGGTCCGGAACTGTCTTATTACCGGTCTTAGGGAGGGCCTATTTCCCGAAGTCTAACCTCTGCTCTAGTGTTTATACTCACACTCCGAACGCCTTTAAACCTGAAAGGACAGGGCAGTCAGGTAGATTGCCCTATTCCTAATGCAATATAATGCTTGACAATCTAAATGTCAAGGGATAATGTGGGATAATTATTAACACAAACAGAAAGGACATATATGTCAAAAATCCGTATGAATACCGAGTATAGAAACAAACTCTATAATCGTATTAAAGATGTCTTTGAAAAAGAGGACACACACGAAAGGCAAGCGTTCTTACAAGCAAGAGAGAACTTTGATTGTATGCAGAATAATACTTTCAAACTTGCTAAAGAGGTTGTTGAAAGGTCGTACCCTACCGAAGATGTAAATACTTTACGAGTATTTAAAAAGAAGTATGGCGACCCCTGTGATGTAGTTGCAAAAGATAAATGCTTCTACTTTGCTTACACAGATAAAGACGAGGAGGGTGAAGATAAAGAAACTAAATCACATTTTGATTTTAGTTTGTATGGCAATCTCAATGGCAACGAGTATGGCGGACATGAAGATAGCGAACACTTCGCCCATGCCTATTATCGTGAGGAACTAAAAGAGGGCGGTTGCAATCCAGATATTATAGCTCAACAATCTGGTAAAGATAGCAACCCACATAAGACCAAACACATGGAAGCAAACAATAAGTTTCTAGGTAAAGGTCGTTTTGAGCGTAGTGGAACTGGCATAACAGGAAAGTTTGACAATCAGTTTCAGCTTGATGTTATTGGAACAAGTCATTGTCGTTCAAGAGCAATCGCTTGTACCCATGACGAGTATCAAATCTTTTTAGCATGGCGAGAGGCAAAAGCAAAAGTTGTTTCCACACACCAAACTTGGATAGATAGTATTGGCAAACAAACTGAACAATTAAAAATCGGTTTGAAAGCATACAGATATTTAAGCGAGGGGATTGAGTTAGCAAAAGAACTTGGAATAGAATTAGACGAGGCAGAATTAGTTAGAACTAACTCTACTGGTTTAACAATCTACAATCCAAGCAACTTGGCAAACTTGATTAAAGGTATGAAAAATAAAACTCAAACGAGAGAGCAAAAAATCGCTTTGAGAAAACAATACGAACAATCTCAATTAAATTAGGGATTGACAACTATGGGATTATCCTATAAGATAATCCCATAACAGAAAGGACGAAAATGTTTTATATAACTTACTACGCAAAAAAGCATAACAAGTTTATCACTAGGAAAGGTCAGTATGATAAACCAGACGGAACGAAAGGAAAATCTTTTGTATCTAAAAATGGTACACCATGTTTAGTGTATTGGGATTTAGATAACGAGGGTTGGAGAATGGCAACAGGACAAGCGAGGATAAGAACATGAATACATTATTGTATATAGGTCTAGGACTATTTGCTTTGGGTGCTATTGGTTTCATAGTATCAACTGCTATGATTAGCCATTACGAACAAAAACTTTACGAGGTCAACCAAAAAATAAAAGCTTTAAATAAAAAAGCAGAAAGGATTTTATGAGCGACTTTGTTTGGTGCCATGGTCCGAGTTGTCATACAAACCCTACAACAGATAGGGTACGAGGCTCTAAGGGTTCTAAAGTTTTAAGAACTAAAAAAATAAAAGTTAATGAGTATGGTTATCCTAGTGGTATGTGGCAATACTTTTGTAGCAACCATTGTTACAACGAATTTGCAAATAAATATGTTGAGCAAATCATAAGGATTGCGCCACGAACCGAGCCACTTGAAACACGTATCGAGGACCCTACAAAAGAAAAATACACAACCAGTTTGGGTCACACTTATTATGATACTAGAATAAAAAAGATTGACACGAGCAGCGATGTAGGATAATATTGGACCATGGAAACACAGAAAGATAATAACGACTACACAAGACGAAATAGATTCACAGGTGAATCTATTGAACTAACAAAAGAGGAGGCGGAGAAACATGATAAGATATTTTATCATGAGGCACTCGCCACTCTTGAAGACAAGACACTAGGCACAGGTGCTAGTAAGCATTGGCAAGAAATGCGTAACCTGTTGTCTTGGTTTATGAAACATAATGCCAAAGCATACATGGTCTTGTTAGACTAACAAAATAAACATGGACCGTCCGCTTCGCGGACGGTCCAGGGGTCCCGAACCGTAGACCAATACCCATACATTACCCACCCCACCCCCTAAAATATAACAAAAGGGGTCCCACTGCTTTTTGCTTTATGCCTTGATTTAGACATACACCCCTGCTAAAAACATTTTGGTACCATGGACTTGAATAAGGTAAATATAGAAAAATTACCTGCAGATGTACGGAAGACCTTCAAACGACTGCAACTGCTCCATGCAGAAAAAAAGATACAGAACAAAGCTAAGAATGACTTTCTATCTTTTGTAAAATGCATGTGGCCCGATTTTGTAGAGGGGTCCCACCACA